CTATTTGACACTCCTGATGCCCACAAAATCCACCGCCAAGGCGGCATCGGCGAGATACTCGGGCGAGTATCTGGCATAGACTCGCTCCGTGATCGACGTGCTTGAGTGCCCCAGATACTGACTTATGGCGCTCATCGGCACTCCGGCTTCGGCCATATGTACAGCGGCTGTGTGCCGAAAAACGTGCGGCGTCACCCCAGTTAGCTTTGCCTTCTTGCAGGCGGATTGCAGTCCTGTGCGAATAGAGCGAACGGGCGCGCCCGCGTACTCGATGACGTACTCCGTCTGCGCCGATTCGCGGGCGGACAGAAGCGACGCGCGCAGTCCGGGGTTGATTGGGACCACGGCCCGACCCTTTCTTGGGCCGTCCATATCCCGACGAAGGTCGATTCTCCCTCGCTTTTCATCCACCCGATCCCATGTCAGATCCAGTATCGCTCCAATCCGCGCGGCGGTGGAAAGCATGAGAATCACAGCGAGCCTGATGTGTGGCGTCTCAAGCGTGGATAGCAGCCGGTCTATCTCATCCCGAGTCAGATAGCGGTCCTTTGGTGCTGGCTTCTTTGGTCGCACGATGTGTGGGGCGCGATCGATAATGCGGGCCTTTGCAGCCCAGTTCAGGGCTGTGCTCAAATGTCCAAGCTCTGTCCAGATGGTGCCGACTTTACGGCCTTCGGCAGTCCTGGATTCAGCATAATCCCTGCAATGCTGCCCGGTGATTTGATCTGGGAGCAGAGCGCCGAAGTGCGCCAGAATCGGCAGGCCGGTGAACGACATGTTGCTTGTTGCTGGTCGGCCAGCATGCTCGTCACAGTAGTCTTGCCATACCGCCCGAACAGTTTTCTGTGCTTTGGAGCCGCGCGTTTCCCTTCTAATGATTGTCAGCGCTTCTGCCTCGGCTTCCTTTCGCGTGAGTGCACTAAGACGAAAGCGTCGTCGCTTGCCGTTGTCATCCCAAGTGACGACAAAGCGGCCATTGAGGCGCCCAACGCTGTATTCCCGCATTGCTCGTACTCCTCTACCGCTGACACCGGAATTCTGATCATGCGGCCTATGCGGAAGCCGCGCAATTGCCCCTGCTTGACGAGCTGCCGCACCTTTTCTCCGGAGCAGCCCCATCGATCAGCCAGAGTGTCTGGCGTGTAGGGTCGCGCTGGTTGCATCACTCACTCCTCCTTCTGGCTGGCGGGTGCGGAGGTTCCACGCTTCGGTGGCCTTCCTTGCCGTCGGTAGATAGCCGAGATTGCACCCACAAGAAGCGCATTGCGGGCACCTGCTTCTGGACGCCAAATCGCCATGGCGCGCCTCGTAATCGTTCAGCCACGCTCTGCCACCGCAGAACGGGCATGGAAGTAACTCACTCATCGCTCCCTCCCGCCGAGGTGAGGGTGTCGCGCTCCCGAATCGCCCGGTCAACGCTAAGTTCCATGACAGCCATCAGCGCCTCCTCTAAATTCCTGACCCTCGCGCGCAATGCAGTGGCTTCAGGCTCATGCTGCGCGGTGTCAGTGGGTGCGGCAGAGGTGGCGGGTTTGCCGTCAGTATCGGCGGGGAGAGCGCGAGTATTCCATGCGGCAACAAGGTCATCATAGATGGGGCATTCAATCCGCCAACTTTCTATGTCATCGCCGCAGCCAGCGTTTTCACATGAGATAAAATAGTTACCGGATGATCGTGGGCCGTAGTCATCACAGTCGATGTTGGCCTTGCCTCCGCAGAACGGGCAGGGGAGAAGGTCGGTCATTTCGGTTCTCCGAGTTGGGGTGTCGAGCGGTCAATCATCACAAAATCCTGTTGATAAAATCGTCATCTTCCTCACGCGTCGGAAAAGGCGGCAGCCCGATCTGCACACGCAGATGCCGGGGCCAGCTATTCGCGAGATACGGGCGCTGCAGCACGATCTGGATATGCGCGTCGGTCAGCGGGATGCCGGGCGCGAGGCACACGTCGTCGCTGTGGCTGTCATACTCAATCTTGCCCGTCTCCAGTTCGTGCAGGAGGCGGAGGTGTGTCTGCCAGCGCTGAGACAGGCGGCGTATCCATTTCATCGGGTCATCCTCAACACGATTGCGGCGGAAATCAGGGCACCGAGCAGCGACAGCAGCGCGGACGGCACGGGTACGGGAGAAGGTGGCGGGCGAGGCGGCTCGGGGCGGGGATGATGTGTTCCGCCGGGGTCGGTCGGAATGACCACAGGGGGCAGGCGCTCACGCGGCTCATAGACGAATGTGCTGGGCGGCTGGCGCAGGCCGGAGAAGTCCACCGGCCACGCATAGGGTGTGCCGCACTCTGTGTCTGGGGGCAGATACACGACCTTGAAATCTCCCGGCCCGGCGGTGTCGGCAGGGGCTTCGGTGAGCCATAGCCCCACCCATGTTCCCAGCGCTGCAGCGGCGACGTAATGGCGGAGCCGCATCATGCGTCCTCCCCCATGCAGTCGCTGTAGATCTCCCACGCGATCTGGCGGGGGGCCTCGTCCCCGAGCAGGTAAATGCCGTAGGCTATCATGACGATGCCCGCTACCTGCGGAACCATCACGCTCGGGGGCAGGCTCTCGGCAAATGCGGTCAGGGACACGCCTGCCTCCGCCGCCGATGCCGCGCGCAGGGCCAGATCGGCCAACGCTATGCAGGAGTCATGCTCAGAGGCCTGAGCGCAGGGTGCGAGCATCAAGCCCGCCAAAGCGAGTGTTGTAAATTTCATGTCTTTTCTCGTGTGTTAGAGGCGGGCTTCCACCCAGCCGATCCAGTTCACGTCGTCTCCGTATTCCTCGCGCCACGCCATTGGGTGGCGGTGCAGGGCAATCTTGCTCGTGTCCATGAGGCCGATGTGATGACCCTCACAGAGCGGTATGGTCATGCTGTCAGGGGCGCGCTTTTGACTGTGCCGACCGTGGATGCAGTGATGCGCCTGAGTCGGGGATTTTTGCGTCAGGCCCCATTCGTAGCAGATGACGCAAGGCATGGCGGCGACGGCGGCGAGGCGCTTTGGGTCGCGGCCAGCAGGTGGCGTCTTGAGGCCCATCGGACCCTTGAGGACGGCGAGGAATGTCATGCCACGCGCGCCCTCAGATCCTCGACCGGCACGCCAAGCTTCCCCGCGATCCATTCCATAATGGCCGTCTTGCTCTCCTGGAAACGCTTCCCGCCCATCGCGCGCACGCTCTGGCTCTCAGGCGTCCAGATCGTTACGATCGGGCCGCGGACCTGACCGATGGCGTAGCCGTGCTTGCCTGTCTCCGCTCCAATCAGTGCAGCCTTGACACGCTGCGCCGTGGCATTGGCTCCGCAGTCCAGCGTGTAGGTCTGGCAGAAACCGGTTGCGATCAGCGCGTGTTTCCTTAGCGTTTCTGGCGTCTCGGCGTAGAGTTGCATCATTTCGCTCTCCGGCAGGCTGGCCCATGCGTCGTGGATCCATGCAAACTGGTGCTTGTGGCTGTTGGTACTGCGCCCTCGCTCGACGGAGACGAAAACAAGCTCGCCCGGCTGGTAGTCTGGCAGGTCGTTCGCCATAAGGCGAAGAACACCGTGTCCGATGACTTGGGCGCGGCACTCCATCACCGTGCCCCCCACAACCTTTCAGCCTCTAACAGCACCCGGTTAGCCTGTGCCCGCAGGTGTTCGGCGTGGTCGTCGTCGGTGTCTGGGTCGATCTTCGCCAGCACAAAATCAACCAGGAGCGACGGCGTGTGCCAGCCGGTTTCCTGACGGGCTTGCTGGATGGCGGAAAGCATGTCCTGATCGGTCATTTCCGCACCTCGGCGCCAAGAAAATGGTGCCATTGTTCCATCTCATCCGAAGCCGCAACCTCAGCGAACTCAGACCTGAGATGGCCCGCGAGCTTTAGGAAATGCAGGTATGAAATACGGTGGCGAGCAAACGCGGCTGCCGCTCCCGTGTCTGCCAATTTCTTTGCGCGATTAGACCCAGCGCCGTGCGCCCGCCCGAGGTCGTGGGTGGCGAGATAGTCAGGGTCTACTCCGATGTAGGTCAGGAGGAACACGTCCTCACTTTCCGACCACGGACCCTTCTTTGTTTTATTGGCGGATTGCGCGTTGCATGGCTTGTTCATGGCGCTGACCTCAGAATGGGATAGAATCTAGGTCATCGTCCAGACCGACGGACGGACGCCCGCCAGCCGCGTATCCGCCGCCATAGCTGCCTGAGTCGTAGCCGTCTGACGTGCCGCGCTGGCTGTCCTCGCGATGCGGGCCGTCGAGAAGCGTCAGCTCACCGCGGAACGGGCGAAGGACGATTTCCGTGGAATAGCGGTCCTGGCCTGACTGGTCCTGCCACTTGCGCGTTTCAAGCTGGCCCTCGATATAGACCTTGGACCCTTTGCGGAGATATTGCTCGGCGATCTTGACCAGCGGGTCGGACATGATGCTGATGGCGTGCCATTCCGTGCGCTCTTTGCGCTCTCCGCTGGACTTGTCGCGCCATGTCTCGCTGGTGGCGATCCGCAGGTTGCAGACCTTGCCGCCGTTCTGGAAGCTCCTGACTTCCGGGTCGCGGCCCAGATTGCCGACCAGAATAACCTTGTTGACCGATCCAGCCATCAGTTAGCCTCCTTCTCATCCCACACGCGCAACCCATCGGCATTGCGATAAGTCTTGTGATTGCGCCGCGCCCATTCTTCGATGAACGCCGTTATGTCGTCCCGGGCATTGCGCGCGATCCAGTTCAGCAGGGCGCGATGATCGGTGATTTCATATCGCGTGACTGTACGCAGGCCCTTCACGTCATTGGCCTTGGATGCGGCGCGGGCGTCCCGCTGCGCTTGCTCTGCGGCGGTTTGCGCGGCGGCTGCTTGGCGCTGTTCCTCGATGTTGCCATCATCGGCTTTCATCGCCGCTTCGCGGGCGACCCGAGCGGCTTCCTCCGCCGCGATGCGGGTAGCGCGTTCCTCCGCTGCCCTTTCAGCCGCCAGTTTTTTCTTGAAATCGTTCGAGATGGAAGCAAGGCCCTTCTGTATCCGGTCCAAGTCATCCTCGGTCGGCTTCCAGCGGGCAATCTCCGCCTTCCACGCATCATGCAGCGGGGCAGTCGCCGACTTCTTGGCATCGTCCAGTGCGCGGCGAGCGGAGCGAATGTCCTTCGCCAGCTTGTCCACCGCCTTCATCTGGCTTTCGTTTGTGACTGGCTCCCCGTCCAGCCAGTTCTCGGCTTCCGAAATGGCATCACCGAAAGGGGTGAGCGCCTCGTCCATGGGATCTGGGGGATTGTTGTTTCCGACTACAGCGCGCGGATTCATCTCGTTCATCGTGGACACCTAGTAGGGGATTTCATCGCCGATATTGTCGGCGAGGCTGGGGGCTTGGCGGGCGGGGTCGGCGTGAGCTTTCTCGCCAGCCGCCTTGAACGCCGCGACGAATTCCAGATACTTCGGCTCATCAGCCTCTTTCAGCGCTACGCGCGCTCCCTTTTCCTTGTTCCAAAGATCGGTCAGAGCTTCTTTTGTGGTGCGCCTGCTGATTGCGGAGATCAGACGATCCCGGCATCCTGCGGGGTTGAATTCTGGATCCGATTTCGGCGGCTCAAGCCTCTGCGGCGCGGCCTTGACTGCGGCGTTCCCGTCGTCGTCATCCGGGGCGACCCCCGTAACGCTCTCCGTGCCAATACGCTTGGCGTAGGTCGTTGCGGACTTCATGCCCTGCATGTCGTTCTTCGTGACGATAAGCGGCACATCGCACTCGATGCGTGTTTCGCTCTCCCCATGGATGAGGGTGGTACGCATAGCCGCAGACCCGTCGACAAAAGTGTGTAACAGGGCCAGCCCGTTCGCGTTAAGGGCCGGGAGAACAGCCTGCATAACGTCCGCGAGGTCGGCATAACGGCTTGTGAATGCTCTGTTAACCGCCCCCTTTGTGACGGTTCCCATCTCCATTTGTGCGGCGGCGAGCGCCATGTAGACGTTCTTGTGGACGGCAATCTTCGGCGCGTCATGCTTGGTAACAGCGTTCATTCTTTGCCTCCTTACTAAAGGGCGCTTGGCTTCGCGGCGGCGGGCGAAGCGTCCGTGGTGGCCCCTGCCAGCTGGGCGAGCCGTGGACAGGCAGGGGCGGGGGTGTCAGTCGGCAGCGCGGCGAACCGCTTCGGCGTACGGGTCGTATTCCTGCTGCCCCCGGATTTCGTAGCTTCCGGGTGGCAGGTCCACGGGACGGTGGGTGTCATGGCCGCGCAGGTGGATGACCCGCGTCGGCTCCTTCACGATCATCCGCAGCACTGTCATCGCGCCAGAGCCGGGCTTTGCCACGATCCGTACAGCAGACGGCCGTTCGATGACGTGATGGTGGTGCGTTTCGGAGGGTCCTACGATCAGGTGTCCGCCCTGCAACCCAAGCTCCGGCCAGCTTGGCAGCGGTCCATCCGGGATACGGATGATCGTGACTTCACCTTGACGTGCATAGAATTCCATTTTCTTTCCTTTTCAGGCTGTTATGGATGGTTTCCGCCATTCGGAGGGGGTTAGACCGGTGAGGAATGCCTGTGCGCAATGCGGGAGGGAATAGCCCCTCGTTGCGCTGAAATCGGGCGGCAGGCAGAGCGCGAAATCTCGGCCCGTTGCGCAGCGAACGCGGAGGAAAAGGTGCGCTCTATCAAGGTCGGGAAGGCGCAATTCGATTACTGAGCCTATTTCCGGGTCGTCGTCTGCCCCAACCAGTCGGCCTTGAAGCTGGTCAAGAATTTTCGCCCACCCCATGATTTCGATGCCAGCACGACGAACCTCGAGGTTCTGCGTCGCCATCACTTCTTGAGCGAGCAAAGACTCCCGGTTCTCGATCCAGTGCGCAGGCACCCGGACGCCATGCCACGCATGCAGCGCATATCCGCTTGGGAACGCCATCGCCGCGCCGGTTTCGCTGTGCAGTCGCTGCCTGTCGTCAAAGCAGAGCACATTCGGGCGGCGGCTGACGAAAGCCACCCCATCGTAGGCGTACATCGGGCCACACAGGCGGGCATATTCGTGCCACGCATCCAGAGCCTCAGACTGCTCCGTGGTGTATTTGACGCCTATCTGCTGTGTGTACTTATAAAATGCGACCCAATAGAATTCGGAGCCGCCCGAAAACCACAATGTGTCATATATATCCTTCCCGCCGATCTGGCTCCAGAGATGACCTTCAAGCTGGTCCTTGATCTGTCCCCAAAGCTGGCCCCAGAGCTGGCCCCAGAGATGGTCCCAGAGATGGCCCCCGAGCTGGACCCGGAGCTGATCCTCTAGCTGGACCCCAAGTTGGTCTTCGATCTGCTCCCCGATCTGTCCCCAAAGCTGGCCCCCGAGCTGGACCCAGAGCTGGTCCTCGATCCGGTCACCGATCTGGCCCTCGAGCTGGCCCTCGAGCTGGACCCGGAGCTGATCCTCTAGCTGGACCCCAAGTTGGTCCTCGATCTGGTCCCGGAGTTGGTCCCCGAGCCGTTCATCGAGCTGTCCCCTGATCTGGTCCCAAAGCTGATCCTCTAGCTGTTCCCATAGCTGACCCCAGAGCTGTCCCCTGATCTGGTCCCAAAGCTGATCCTCTAGCTGTTCCCATAGCTGACCCCAGAGCTGGCCCTCAAGTTGGTCCCTGAGCTGTCCCCAGAGCTGGCCCTTGGTTTTCCGAAGAATCGCCCGCGCCAACAGGCATTGCACGGGGTCATCGAAAATGAAAACCCCCGGCTCTTTCTGCCCTCGCGCGGCATATATGCGTTTGACGACACGCCGCATTTCATCATCGCTGACATCAGGGTCGGCAAGAGCTAGAGCGCGGCACTCCTCGCGGAAGCGCAGCATTTCTTCGCTCTGCTCCGTGGTCAGTGTGTCGATCTTGGCCATTGTGGCCTCCGGAGAATGGTTTGAGAAAATCGGCGGGACCGTGTGACAGCCCCGCCTAGTTGCCGCGCCGGGACAGTTGGCGCGGGGGCATGCTGTCAGTCATCCCAGCGGGACATTTGGCTACAGTTGTCGGCGGCATCGCGCTCGGCGGCGGCCCATCCTTTATCGTCCCACCAGTCTTCGGCGGCAGCGATAGCGCGGTCATATGCCTCGCGGCCGAATACGGTGACGAGCAGCTCGGGTGCGTCCGCGATGCCGTCGATCTCGCAGGACACGGGCCAGATTTCACCATCCACGTCGCCGCCGAATTTCAGAACGACAAGGTGCTCCGGGTCGGCGTCCACCTCGAAATCGAATTCGTAGTCCGGATCGCGGGGGCGCTTGGGTGAAAGCAGGGCGGAGAGCACGTCACTGGCGTGGGACGAGATCAGGGCAAGCGGGTCTGGACGAGCGTTCATTGTGCGCGCCCCTCTACGAGGGCGTCTGTCTCAAGGTCGATCCTGCGCAGGTCGGTGGCGCGCTTGTCGCCAGACTTGCGGGCCTCCGTAGCGGCGGCATAGGCGGCTTCATTCAGGGCGCGAAGGGCATCGGTCATCTGCGTGTCTCCCTCATGGCTCCCGAGGCTCATGTGTCGCTCGGGGTGTGAGGCAGACTATGCAGGGGACAAATGTCCCTGTCAATAACAAAAGGGACATTTGTCCTGTAAAAAGTTGCCCCGCGCGCCGGGACGTGAGAGAATCACTCTATGGATACAGGCCAATTAGCCCGCTACGGGGCCTTGCAGAATCAGGTTTTAGGCGGGGAGGATGATGCCGACCATTTCATGTCGAGCATTCCCGTGGCTGACTATCCGAAGCGTATTTACTCATTCGGGCAGATCAAGAGGGCCGGAAAGATACTTTCCGAAGACTTGCCCGACGGCAGCCAGACCAGCGATGAAGTCTTGGAGGCATTCCGTATTGCACACAACTGGCGCATGGCCCACGCGCTGCCAATGATCGTGGAGAGGAAGCGCCTTGCTTTCATTGCGAAGGGCGGCTTCGTGACCTCTGGTCGCGTGAAGCGCATGGCGTCGATCAGGAAAAAGCTAACGCGCGGGAGCACCGACCTGCGCCAAATGCAAGACCTCGGCGGGTGCCGGGCTGTGATGCCTAGCCTGCTGACCCTTGGCGAAGTTGTCGCCCGCTACACTGGCGGCAGCACAAAAAGCACTATGGATCGGTATAGCGACTACCTGTCCAGCCCGAAGAGTGACGGCTACCGGGGCATACACCTCATTCTAAACTTCGAGGGCGTTGGACAGTCCGAAGAATTCAGCGGCCAGAAGCTGGAAATACAGGTTCGGACGCGGCTTCAACACTCTTGGTCAACCGCTGTTGAAGTCATCGGGGCTGTGCTCAACCAAGACCTAAAGGCAGGCGGGGGTGATGACAGATGGCGGCTGCTGCTCGCGCTGATGAGCGATTACTATGCGCTCTGCGATGGGGTTCCCCTGCGTCCAGCCGCCCCGCAGACCCAAAGCCAGCTCTGCCGCGCCATTCGCGAAGTGGAGTGCGAGCTCGGCGCGCTGGCATTCCTCAAGGCCATACGGGACAGCATGAGCTACTATGTGAGCTCGCCTGACAACGCATGGATGTATCGGCTTTCGATGGATTCCCTATCTCGAACCGTGGCGGCCTACCAGGCCGGGAAGATTACCGCAGTCAATGGTGAGGACTACGACGAACTGGATGAGCAGAGACAGACCGTTATCGTCAGCGTAGATACCGCCAGAGACCTGCCACGCGCCTTCCCGAACTTTTATCTGGACGTGTCGCACTTCACTGCGATGCTTGTTCGCGCGGTGAAGAACCGCAAGCTCCACCGGACCTACCATGGGGCTGTCGATCTCCCGCAATTTGGCTAATCACCGCTGCGACGGGTTGCACTGTCAGCGGGGGGGGCATGAAAAAGCCCGCCGGGCGAGGGCGGGCTATGCCTCAGTGAGGCTGATGATAAGTCGCCGTCAGGCTGCGTGGCTCTTTGATCTGGCAGCGGTTTCGCGCAAGATTTCACGCACTCGGTCTGGCGCTTGCTCAATTATGATCAGATACGCCCGCATGCCGTCCAGCGGCCTATGGCGCTTCTGCTCCCAATCCCGGATTTGGTGAATGCTAAAGCCGAACTCGGTCGCGAAGTCCTCCTGCGAGAGGTCAAGCGAAGTGCGTATCGCCTTCACGTCGACATCCGCAGGGACGTAAAGGCTTGCCGGTTCGCTGCGGCCAGCAGCGATCTCGTTCGCCTCACGAGCTGCGCGAAGAAGCCTTTCCCCCACTTTAGTCATCTAACTCTCCATCCTCTTTAGTGCGCGTATTTTTTCTTGGTTATTCGCGCGATACGTGTCAGCCATCTTAGCCAGTTCAACCCTCAACGCGTTCCTTTCAGCCTTCGACAAGTTGATTTTCACCGTCTTGTCGTAGACATCCAGAAGGAACACCGGCACGTCGTCCGCAGCGTAGTAGGTGATGACCCTAACCCCGCCGCTTTTTCCTCGTCCTCTAAACGGGAAGCGCAACTTGCGGGCTCCTCCCGTTTCTTTGATCAGGTCGCCCGCTGTCGGGTTTGCCGACAGATAGAGGGTGATCCTGCGCCTATCTTCTTCGTCCAGACCAACCTCTTTGGCTGCATCCGCGAAGTTGTGCGTTTCGATAACGCAGTGCATCTGATGTTCGGTCATCATGCGTAAAACCCGTAGCGCAAAAATCTCGAACTGTCCACTGCGAGTATGTAACTCCCGTAGTTAAAATTCGTTCCAGTATGCGCGCGTTGCTCGTCCAGCCCGATGCCTCATCCCTGCATTCCCTCCTCCATTCCGGCCAGACCAAAGCATAAGTAAGTTGTGACTTATCAATAGCTTGCTGGCTAAAAAGCCAACTTATCAGAGCCTCCGACCTCTGCTTTCATCGAGAGCATTGAAAGAGCTGATTCTGAGGGAGGGTTAACGAGTGACTGAGGAAGAATTTGTGCGATTCATACAGGGGATGAGGGCGATTGTGGCGGAGGACGATCCCCTGCGGAAGATCGACCTCGCGCGGCAGCTAGCAGAACTTCCCTCGCTTCCGGCCCTATTGAGCGCCACAGAGCGGCGGCTTCAGATCGGAGATGTGCGGTGTCGTCCTGAAGAAATTCATCAAGGCTGAAGCCGAGGGCATTCGCTATTTTCAAAGCATCATCGACGTTGGTGGAAGGGCTTTGCCCTTTCGCCGCCCTCTGCATCACCTTTTTCATCTGCTCATACGACACAGATGCCTCCTGGCAAATCTGCTGGAGGGAGATCCCGGTCACATCAAGGGCTGCCCGAAGGGCTTGGTGAAACAAGATCGACATGCCTAGTTGATATGGCTGGTCACGGTTGCAGCAAAGGCGACAAAAGTCCCTTGACAAATGGGGGACAAAAGTCCCTTATAGTAGCTATGACCCGAGATGATCTCATTTTCCAAATTGAGCAGTTCGCCGCCAACAACGGTGTGGCCCCGGCGACCGTCACTAGCCGGGCAGTCGGTAACAGTCGCCTCTACCGGAGACTGAAGGCCGGAGGAGACTGCACACTGGATATTGCCCGGCGTCTGATTGGCTACATGGATGATGACGGACCCCCCTCCCAAAAAGAGGCGGCGGAATGACTCGCAATCATCCCGCCGCCCAGCACTCCTCACTTGGTCACTCACCACAGAGCAACCATGGAGCCTCCCAAATGCTGAAGTCTTCGGGGAAACTTCCCCTCAATAAATTCGAAGAAAAGCGCATTGCCCGTCGGGCCAAACGTGAGCACCGGGCGACATTCCCGGAGCGATGGACACATTTCATCAGGACTTACTTCGGAGACGACCCGGTGGAAGTTGCTGGATTCTTCGGCTGCGACCCGGACACCGCAGAGGGTTGGATAACCGGTTCGCACGGCGCTTCGGGGGCGTTCGTCGACTACGCGTACAGCAACATTCCCGACCTTGGTTCCTATCTCTCTGGAAGGTGACGCCATGAGCGACCGCCTGTCACGTTTTCACGTAGCAGAAATGTATCTTGGCCAGCGCCTTGCTTGGGTCGGCGATTGCGTCGCAACCTTCGGGGAATGGCTCGTGAGTGTGGGGGAGGGGTGGTCTAATGCCGCCGCTCTCCGATCAGGAAAATCTCCCCGGAAACTTCCGGAAACTTCCGGGGAGTCCTCGGAATGAACCGCGCCCGCGACTGGTATGACCATGAAATCCTCATGGCTCTGCGTTTTCGCGATGAGGGGGTTTCTCTCGCTGCGATAGGCCGTGCCCTCGGGAGGACCAGAGGGTCCGTGCGAGGCAAGCTCCGCCGCTTGGACGAGGAATATGCCGCGTCGGAGGCGACCAATGGGCAAGCGTAGCAACTTCACGCGCAGGGACCGGGATTTCTACCCGTCGCCGCGCGAGGCGGTTCTCCCGCTGCTCCCGCATCTCGAACCGGGAGCATCATTCATCGAGCCATGCGCCGGTGCTGGCGATCTGGTGCGCCATCTGAGAGATGCCCGACACCCCTGCATTTGGGCTTTCGACACTCATCCGCAATCTGAAGATGTGCAGCAATTCGACGCATTCGACATGCGCATGTCGCCATGGCGCGGCGGAATTCAAGGCGACTACATCATCACAAACCCGCCGTGGGCGCGCGACGTGCTGCATCCCATGATCCAGCATTTTGCCGCGCAGCGACCGACGTGGCTCCTGTTCGACGCAGACTGGATCCACACCCGCCAGTCGGCTCCTTTCATGCGGCTTCTCCGCAAGGTCGTGTCGGTAGGGCGAGTCAAGTGGATCCCAGACTCGAAGATGACCGGAAAGGATAACTGCGCGTGGCACCTTTTCGACGCCGAAGGCGAAGGGCCTGCCCTGTTCTTCGGAAGGCAAGACCCATGAGCGCTTCCTCGATCAGCACATGGACGGAAGACGATCTGCGGGTCTGGTGGGATGTCGTGCGCCCCATCGAGCACGATGACGTCGTGAAAGCCGTGCTCCCCGAAGTCTACAGACGCGCCCGCGATCTGAAGATCGACCTCAGCAACCCAACCAACGGAGGCAGAAATGCCCGTCAAGTACGCCCTCGCCGTTGAGGCGCTGCGGGGGCGGTGACCGACTCATGGTCACGCATCCCGACCCGACGAAGCCCGCAGGTCGCATCCGGTACTCGTTCATCGACGGCAATTCGATCACGGCGGCGACATACCGAAAACTTCTGCCCGGCCTCGTTCCGGTGCGGGATGGGCTCTTTCCCGAGATATCGCAAACCTTCGCATGGCGCTCAGAGGAGTGAGGAGATTACAATGACCACCACCTACGAAGCCTACAACGTCACAGCCGAAGAACTCCGCCAGTTCATCGAACGCTACGAGCAGCTGGAAGCCGAGCGGAACGACATCTCCGAACAGCAAAAAGAGGTGATGGCCGAGGCGAAGGGGCGCGGTTACGACCCCCGCGTCATCCGCAAGATCATCGCCATGCGCAAGCGCGACAGGGACGATCTGGCCGAGGAAGAAGCAATCCTTGAGGTCTACAAGACCGCGCTCGGGATGCGCTGATCATGGATCGGCGCGTCACCTTTATCATTCCCGGCGCGCCGTTCGCCAAGCAGCGGGCGAGGTCGGGCTTCAACAAGCGCCTTGGCCGCGCCATCACCTTCAACGCCCCCGCCAACGAGAAATTCGAGGGCACGGTAGGCAGCATCGCCGCTGGCCTGTTCTCAGCCCCACTGGATGGGCCTGTGAGCGTCACCGTCGAAGCCGTGTTCTGCCCCGCGCCCAGCTGGTCGAAGAAGCGACGCGCCGAGGCGATGGGCCAGCCCCACACGCAGAAGCCTGACGGCGACAACCTGCTTAAAGCCATCAAGGACGGCCTGAACCGGATCGCTTGGTCTGATGACGCTCAGGTCTCGGACAGCCGCGTCATGAAGCGCTGGGGCGAGCGCGCTGAAACGCGCGTCACGGTCGAGAGGATAATGCAATGAGCCAGAACCCCTTTATGCAGCTCTATGTTGGCGACTATCTGGCCGACACGCTGGACCTCACGACAGAGCAGCACGGGGCATACCTGCTCTTGCTGATGACGATGTGGCGGCACGACGCAAAGCTTCCAAATGACCATTCCAAGCTGGCTCGGATCGCCCGGGTTTCCGCCCGCCGCTGGCACATGGTCTGGGTCGAAATTCAGCATTTTTTCTACGTCGATGGTGACTGCATCCGCAACAGCAGGCTAGATCGGGAGCACCAAAAAGCGACTTCGATATCCGAGAAACGGAGCGCATCTGGTGCGGCTGGCGGACGTGCTAAGGCATTGAAAGATAAAGATGGGGCTGTGGCAAACGCTACCGATTTGCCACAGCATAGTCAGAAGTCAGAACCAGATATAAGTAATTCAGAAGCTAAAGCTTCTGGCTTCGCCGATCCTGCCAAGGCCCTTTGGGATGCCGGGGTGGATGTGCTCACCGCCTATGGCATCCCGAGCAAGCAGGCGCGGACGGTCATCGGAAAGTGGCGGAAGGACCAGCATCCCGACGCCGAAATCCTCTCAGCCATCTTGGACTTCGGAAAAGCCGGGGCTGTCGATCCCATCCCTTGGATCACGGCCAGACTAAGGCCGAAGGAACCGCCCGCCCGACTGTATGACCTCTCAAAATATCAGGTCCAATGATGAATTATCGCCAGTCGGAAATCGCGACTCTTCTCGGCGAATGGCTCGACAGGTACACCGCGCCGATCCATCTGCGGGACAAGGCCAACGCGGCGCAGAAGGAGGTTGAGGCGCTTCTTCGCGCTCTCCTCAAGTTCGCCCCTCAGGTCGATTATCAGCCGTTCTGCCGTGCCGTGTTCGACCAGCTCGACTTCCAGATGAAAACGCGGGCGTGGCCGACGGTTGGCGAGATGGGGGCAGTGTGCTCCAACATCCGCAAGGAATCCCCGCGGCCGCGCGACCTGACGCCGCAGCGGGACACGGCGTCTCTGGCTATCATCGGACGGCGCATGGCGGCGGGAGAGGCAGTCGGCGAAAGCTACCTCTATGACTCGAATGCCTGCGATCTGATCGCTGGCGGCCACGTCGATGCGGAGACCATGCGCCGCTACCGCAAGGGCGCGTTCATGGCTCGCCGCGATGCCTACGGTCATGAAAAAGCCGTTGAGTGGGAGCGGGAGCAAATCCAACGCCACGAGGAGGCCCGGCAAAGCTTTCGGGACCGCGAACGTTCTCGCCGCGACACTAAAGGCCCCGACAAATCCACGCCGGTTCCAGAAGGCTATGGGGATTGGGACGCAGCATGAACCACTCCCCAAACAGAGAGCGGTCAATGTGGGCCAGCGTCGTGCTCCAGGCCGTGCATGACATCCAGGGCACCAGCCGAGATCGCGATTACGCAAACCAGTCAGATCATTATCGCTCACTGGCGATCCGCTGGGCTCGCTCCTCTGATTTTGAGACTTGCTGCTACGCCGCCGGGGTAGAGCCGACGCGGCTCAAGGCAGCGCTTGACCGGATCATTGCGAACCTACCAGCGGCGCCACGTATCCCGACGCAGGTTAAAGACCATCGGCGGCCAAAGGAGAAAGGCTTGACGAAAAGGGATATTCAGCGCCTCCAAACCCGAAAACGGGTGGCTGACCTTCTCGCGGAAGGGATGAATGGAAAGGACATATCCGCGCGCCTCGGAATGTCTGATAGCAACATTTACAGGCACATCTCCGCCATCCGCGCTTCCACCCGATCGAGCATGACGGAGCCCGCAGAATGACCGACGACATGATCACGATGGGGAACGCGAAGCTTGAGCGCCGCTTGGCGGCGGGAGCTAAGTGAGAGAAATGACTGCGATAGGAGGCGCGCTATGCGTCCTTTTTTCAGCTACTACGGATCAAAATGGACGGGCAGTCGTCACTACGGCGCTCCCCGGCATGATCTTGTAATCGAACCATTCGCAGGGTCTGCCGGATATTCAACAAGGTGGGCCTGCCGCAATGTACGGCTTTATGACGTTTCACAGGATATTTACGATCTGTGGTCTTGGCTTATCGGTTGCTCGGCTGATGACTTAACTAAAATCCCGGACTCTTTCGAGGGTTTTTCTGAAGTCATGTCTCTTTCTCGGGGACCTCAGCTTCTTGTCCGATTCTGGGTCTCAAAGGGTCGTGTGGAGGCGTCTAAAAAACTATCGCCGTGGTATTTCCAATATAGAAATGCTGAGGATTGCAGGGTTTGGGGGGCTAGCGTGAAAAGAAGAATTATTCGGCAGAAGCCCATTTTGGATCGGTGGAGTATCGAGAAAAAGCCGTGGTGGGAAATAGATGTAGAGCCAGCGCATTGGCACATTGACCCTCCATATAATAACTCGGCAGGGTCTAAATACCCGTGCTCGGATTTGGATTATGCGGCATTGGCGGAGTGGTGCCGTAATCTTCCCGGAGAGGTTGATGTTTGCGAAAATGTCGGCGCTGATTGGCTTCCGTTTTCCCCATTATACGAAGTTGTCACAAGTCGTGGGCGTCCCAGCGGAGCTGTCTCTCGCGAGGCAGTTTGGAGGAAAGTAGCATGACCGACGACATGATCACGATAGGAAACGCCATGCTTGACCGCCGCTTGGCGCAGGCCCGGCAGGAAGGCGCGGAGCGGATGCGGGAGCTGGCGGCAATGACAGCGGAATTCGCCGCGAACACATGCGATGAGGAAGTCCGGGACCTCATCGGAAATCTGGCCGACTTTATTCGGTGGATCCCATCTCAGCACAGCAAGGGGGGAGAATGATGGTCCCGGGGGTTTTTGTTTTCGGATCCAACCGCGCCGGACGTCACGGCTACGGTACGCCGCTATATGCGTTTCGGCACTATGGAGCGATGGACGGACAGGGGGAGGGGAGGCAGGGAGACAGCTACGCTATCCCGATCCATGATGAGCGGATGAAAACCTTGCCTATCCCAGAAATAGAGGATTCCTTTCGGCGCTTTTCCGCATATGCTGCGTCGCAGCATCATGAAGTTTTCCTTCTAACGACAGTCGGGTGTGGTGTCGGGTGCCATAATCCTGCGGACATCTGGGCAATTCTCCAGCGCGTGGACCTGCCGCACAATGTCGTCCTGCTGTCGTCTTGGGCTGCAAATTACAAGATCGTACCCGACCCTCAGCACAGCAAGGAGGGCGCATGATGGGCACGATCAAGGAGCGGGACGTTGTGTTCTGTAGCTTCTGCGGCAAAGATCAGCATGAGGTAGAGTGCATTGTCGTCGGTCCAGAGCCGCGTGGCATCACAGCCATATGCAACGAGTGCATCGAGATTGCCATGCACACCGTCATCAGTGTGCGGATCAAGGCGCGGGGCAATAGCCTGCCGGATCGCAAGGAGGGCGAGTAATGGCTGAACCACTGACCCTCGCGCAGCGGCTCAAGGTCCACAGCATGATTGATGGACCTAAAATTATCGAGATGACTCAGGAGGAGGCCGGGGAGTTTTTCCGGCTTCTGGATGACTGGGAAAAGGCAAGGAGGGTTATTGAAGCCGGAAATGTGATGCTTATCGCCATGGCGAATTTTGAGCAGTCAGTTAAGCGGCGTGACGAATACCGCGACAATATAATGGTCCGAGTCTGTCAGATTTGCATCGGGCTGACCTCTTTTGCATGGCTGATGGCGCTCAGATGACCAGCAAATATCAACGTGAGCGCGACCGCAAGCGCCGCGAGCACCAGCGCGAGAAACAAGCCAAGCGCCGCGCCGACAACCAGGCAGACCGCTATCAGGTCAGGCACCCGGCAATCATAGACGACGACACCGAGGAGGCCATCCATGGCGAGAGGTAGGCCCCGCAAGAAGGTCAAGCGCACAGCGTCCGGACAACCGTCTCGCAGCGCGGAGGCCAGAGCAGACGCTACGAGGGTCGCCTTTGAGGAAGGCCCCATGCAGGTAGCGCTTAGGGCGCGGCGACGCCATGCCGTGAAATTCAAGGAGCCAGCCAATGACGAAGGCGCTTCGAAATGGAGAACGAGGGACGCAAGGCCCGTAAGCAAGGACGAGATGGTCGCAGCAAAGCTACAGCACCGAGGCAGCGTCATCGGCCGCCTATGGGCAGATGGCAGGATTACAGACCAGCAACTCTCAGCAGGGTCAGACTACTGCGAGAGATACATCCGCTACGCCGCGCTACACGGCCTGCCAGCGCCAACCCCTCAGGCGATCAGCTACGGGGAGGTGAGGGGAGGATCGCGCCCCGAGCGGCTGCGCGCAGCCATGGAGGCAAAGAGGCAGCATGAGGCGGATCAGAACATCCTCCGCAAGTGCTCGGCAGGCGTAGCATGGGCGATCAAGAGGGCATGTGTATTGGACGATGCGGCCCCGGTGCACATGATCTGCGAAGGACTACAAGCTCTTGTGTCATCTGGGCGTTGACAGGATAGACGAGTGCATGTAATTTGATAATCGCGAGGGGGTGCGACCATAGGTCCGCCCCCTTTTCTTATTCCCGCTCCGGCCCCTTTCACGGCCACCCCGTCAGCCGCATGAGCCTGTCCTGCCCGCAAGGGTCAACACGTTGCCGGAGACGGTCAGCATAGGGTTGGCAGCCCTTGGCCGATGATTTAGCGTGAAGGTAGGACGACGGGAATATCAGCGGTGGCCGGCTAGGTAGCAGGAGGGTATCTGCGATGGCGAGGCTCACCATCCTCAAGCCGAAGGTCGCCAAGCTGGCCCCCATGATGCGCGCTGCTCCTCCTCGGGTCAGTGCAGACACTGGGGCTGACTGGTCATCCCTCTACGACCTGCAGGCGTGGAGGAGAAAGCCAGACGGTCTGCGTTGGCGAACCCTTGTCCGTGATAGCTTCATCTGCCGCATGTGTGGGCGACTGGAGACAGACACCAGCAAGCTGCACGCCGACCACAAGACGCCACACCGCGGGGACATGGCCCTGTTCTTGGACCCAGACAACGTTTGGTGCCTATGTGAGACCTGCCACAACCGGGACAAGCAGGCGATCGAGAAGGGTGGGAAGCTCCGTCGCCCCCGCCGAGTGGGGCTGGATGGATACCCGGTGTGAGGATCAGGTAATGGGATACGTCCCCCGCTTGCCGGTTGCGCCATGCCCCGGCTGTGGATCAGCCCCAGAAGTCGCAATCTGCGGCATCATCAGGCTCAGGAGCCGCCTCGGGTGTAGGTGCGGCGTCTCGGGTCAATGGAGGGACTTGGACCACGAGGGCGCCAACCCATGGAACGCCGCGATCAGCGGATGGGAGATGGTCGCTGGCAGGTTCTCCTGCGGGCGGGCGCCACCACTCCCGAAGTGAGCCGGGGGGGGGTGGTCAAGGCCGCGAATCCGGATGCCCCTGACAACCCGCGCCCCACTCATTCGCAGATTAAACCCGGCAGTTTGATTTCGCCTGTCGGTAATCAAACCCGTAATCAAACAATCAAAGGCATCAAAATGGCCCGTGGTGGATACCGTGCGGGGGCGGGGCGTCCGAAGAAGGAAGCCGGGAAGCCCCCTGCAATGATGAACGACGCAGCGGCCCACAAACCGCGCAAATCTCTCGGTGGGATGACGCCTCTCGAATACATGCTTGACGTGATGAACGACGATGAGGCCGATCCATCCCGGCGCGACCGGATGGCAATGGCCGCGGCACCCTTCGTTCACGTGCGGGCGTCCGACATTGCCCCCGGCAAGAAGGAGCAAAAACAGGCGGCGGCTGAAAAGGCGGCTGGCAAGTTCTCTCCGCGTGGTGGTCCGCGTCTGGCGGTCAATAACGACTGATGGACTGGTCGACGGCCTGCCCGGATTGGGAACGGAGGATCGTTGCAAGCGAGAGCCTGATTCCGGCGCCGCTGTTCCCCGGCGAAGCTGACTATGCGCTGAGCGTGTTCATGGCACTCCGGGTGGCCGATATGCCGGGCAAGCCAACCTTCGGAGAGGTCTGCGAGCAGTGGGTGTTCGACTTCGTGGCGGCCATCTTCGGGGCAAATGATCCGGAGACGGGCAAGCAGATGATTTCCGAGTTCCTGCTGGCGATATCGAAGAAGAACAGCAAGTCCACGTTGGCGGCGGGCATCATGCTCACGGCGCTGATCGTTGGTTGGCGTGAGGAAGAGGAACTGCTGATCCTGGCGCCGACGATCGAGGTGGCGGGAAACAGCTACAAGCCTGCGGCAGCGATGGTGAGGGCGGACCCGGAATTAGAAGCCCTGATGCACGTTCAGGACCACGTTCGGACGATCACGCACCGGGTTACGAAAGCATCGCTCAAGGTCGTGGCGGCAGATACGGACACGGTTTCGGGGAAGAAGTCGGGCCGCATTCTGATCGATGAACTTTGGGTGTTTGGAAAGCGGCCAAACGCGGATGCCATGCTGAGGGAGGCGACGGGCGGTCTGGTTTCTCGGCCCGAGGGGTTCATCATCTACCTGACGACGCAGAGCGACGCGCCGCCTGCCGGGGTATTCAAAGACAAGCTGGACTATGCCCGTGACGTGCGGGACGGGAAGATCGAGGATAACCGCTTCCTGCCGGTGATCTATGAATTCCCGCAGGCGATGATCGACGCCGGGGATTACCTCAAGCCGGAGAATTTCTACGTCACCAACCCCAACATGGGCCGGTCCGTATCGCGGGAGTGGCTTGAGCGGGAGATGGGTAAGGAGCTGGCAAAGGGCGCGGAGACGCGGGCCACGTTCTTAGCCAAGCATCTGAATATTGAGATCGGCATGAACCTCCGGGCCAATCGCTGGCCGGGGGCTGATTACTGGTCGCGGCGCGGGTCCAAGATGACGCTGGACGATCTTCTGGATCGTTCAGAGGTCGTCGTGATCGGGATTGACGGCGGCGGTCTTGATGACCTGTTCGGCCTGTCCGTCTTGGGCCGGGAGAAGGGATCGCGAGACTGGCTGTCATGGAGCCATGCGTGGTGTCACCGCGGCGTGCTCACCCTTCGGAAGTCCATCGCGACCAAGCTTGAGGGGTTCGAAGCTGACGGCGACCTTACCACGTTGGGGACGAGCTGGAGGACATCTCCGAGATTGTTGGCGTAGTGGGCGAGGTGAAGGAGCGCGGCATTCTTGCCTCGGTGTCAGTTGACCCGGCGGGGCTTGGCGAACTGATCGAGGCACTTGCCGAAATCGGGGTGACGCAAGAGGAAGGTCTGCTGATCGGGTCGCCGCAGGGCTACGCGATGATGAACGCGATCAAGACGGCAGAACGGAAGCTGGCAAACGGCACGCTGAAACACGATGCATCAGCGCTGATGGCGTGGTGTGTCGGAAATATCAAGATAGAGCCGACCGCCACAGCTATCCGGGCGACGAAGCAGAATGCCGGGGATGCGAAGATCGATCCGGCCATGGCGCTGTTCAACGCGGTGACAGTGATGGTCCGCAACCCGGAAGCGAAGCGGGCGCCGGAATATCGCATGGTATTTGTCTAAGGGAGGTCCTCATGGACCGGATGTATTCCACCATCGCCATCAAGGCGGTGGACGAAGATGCGCGCATCATCACCGGCATTGCCAGCACGCCGACGCCTGACCGGGCGGACGATGTGGTTATTCCGGAGGGGGCGACGTTCAAGCTGCCCATCCCGCTGCTTTATCAGCACGACCACTCTCAGCCTATCGGGCATGTGGTCAAGGCGAAGGTCACGAAATCCGGGATCGAGATCGAGGCGTCCATAGCCAAGGGCTTGTCGGACGTCGATGCCATCTGGTCGAAGATCAAGGCTGGTCTGGTTCGCGGGCTGTCCATCGGTTTCCGTGGGATCGAGGCGGAGGAAATTCCGCGATCCTGGGGCCGCAAGTTCACGAAATGGGAGTGGCTGGAGCTTTCTGCCGTGGTCGTCCCGGCGAACGCGGAAGCCACGATCCTGACCGTCAAGCAATTCGCCGGGGCCTCGTCTGGCCAGACCGGCAATATCGCGCCCTCCGTCGAGGGGCACCCCAAAACTGTGTCTTTGGTGCCCAAGGAGGGCAAAACCATGAAAACCTATGCCGAGCAAATTGCTGCTCTTGAGGCCAAGCGCCAGGCCAACACCGCGCGCATGGAAGAAGTGATGTCGAAGTCGATGACGGAGGGGCGCTCCACGGACGCCTCCGAACAGGAGGAATTCGACACGCTGGAATCCGAGATCGGCCAGATCGACGGAGACCTGAAACGCCTTCGCTCCATGGAGCGGCTGGCCGTTTCCAAGGCCGTTGCTGTCGAGGGCGGGAAGTCGATCGAGACCGGTTCCAACGTCCGTGGTGGGCTTGCTCCCGTGACGGTGAAGGCTCCCAAGCTCGATGCCGGTATCGGCTTCGCCCGGCTGGCGAAGATCAAGGCGATCTCGAAGCTGGACGGCGAAAGCCCCCGCCACATCGCGAAGATGCTCTACGGCGAGGATTCCGCGGAATACGGGATGCTGGTCAAGGCTGCGGTTCCCGCCGGGACGACCACCGGCGCGACGTGGGCTGGTCCTCTGGTGGGAGAACAAGGGAGCGCATTCGCCGACTTCCTGGAATATCTTCGTCCACAGACCATCCTCGGTCGTTTCGGTGCGGCTGGCGTCCCATCGCTCCGTCGCGTCCCGTTCCGCGTCCCCCTGATTGGTCAGACCTCCGGCGGTGCGGGGTACTGGGTCGGGCAGGGCAAGGCGAAGCCCCTGACCAAGTTCGACTTCGAGCGTCGCGTGCTGGACCCGACCAAGGTTGCCAACATTGCGGTGGTAACGGAAGAGGTTCTCCGTGACTCCAGCCCTGCGGCGGAGGCCATCGTGCGGGATTCTCTCGCGGCGGCGTTGCGCGAGCGGCTGGACATCGACTTCGTGGATCCGGCCAAGGCGGCTGTGGCGAACGTCTCTCCTCAGTCGATCACCAACGGCGCTACGGCTATCCCGTCGAACGGCACCACGGCTGATGATGTGCGGGCCGACTTCCAAGCCCTCATGGGCGCCTTCATCGCGGCGAACAATGCGCCTACCACCGGCGTCTGGATCATGTCTGCTACCCGCGCTCTATCGCTGTCGCTGATGCGGTCGCCGCTAGGGGCGCCGGAGTTCCCCGACATCACTATGACGGGCGGCACGCTGTTCGGCATGCCGGTGATCGTGTCGGAATACGTGGATGCCGACATCGTAATCCTCGCGAATGCCAGCGACATCTATCTCGCGGACGACGGCGGCATTGCGGTGGACATGAGCCGCGAAGCTTCGCTTCAGATGGACGACGCACCTACCATGGCATCGGACGTTCCCACGGCGACCTCGGTCGTGTCCATGTTCCAGACCAACAGCGTGGCTTTCCGCGCTGAGCGCACCATCAACTGGGCGCGTCGTCGCACGTCGTCTGTGGCCTATCTCACGGGCGTTGCGTGGGGCGCCCCCGTCGAGCCGTAAGGCAAGACAGTCGGCCGGGCGGGTGACTGCCCGGCCTTCCCCTCCAGAAGGTGGCCCGATGAAAAATCTGATCACGACCAAGCCTCTGCGATACGCGAACAAGTCGATGGCGTCGGGTGTCGCGTTCACTGCTTCGGCGCGTGACGCAGATGTTCTCGTGCGGCTCGGCAGCGCCCGTTACTTGACGAAGGAAGTCATCGCCGACGAACTGCCGCAGCTCCGTGCCGAATATCTCGCCGTTATCGGCAAGAAGCCGTTCTACGGGTGGGATGCTGACACCCTCAAGGCCAAGATCGCAGAGGCGAAGTGATGCGTTTGTTCGGGCTGACCATCACGCGGAAGTCTCTTTCGCCTGTCACGGATAACCGTGGGTGGTTTCCGCTGATCCGCGAGCCGTTTACGGGAGGATGGCAACAGAATGCCGAGGTGAAGGTCGATACGGTTCTGTCGAATCCGACGATCTTTGCCTGCATGACTCTGATCGCGGGCGATATCAGCAAGCTTCGGATCAAGCTCATGGAATACGCTACGTCTGGGGTATGGCAGGAGACGCGCAATAACGCATATTCTCCCGTGCTTCGAAAGCCGAACCGCTACCAGACGCGCGGGCAGTTCGTTGAAAGCTGGATCCTGTCCAAGCTGTCTCGCGGCAATACCTTCGTCCTGAAGCAGCGAGACAATCGCGGTGTGGTCACGGCGCTCTACGTGCTGGACCCTAACCGGGTTAAGCCGCTCGTGTCTGACGACGGCTCGGTCTATTACGAATTGCAGCCGGACACGCTTACAGCCTCGGTCGAGGCGATCACGGTTCCGGCGTCCGAGGTCATTCACGACCGATACAATTGCCTGTTTCACCCTCTGGTGGGACTATCGCCGATCTTCGCGGCCGGTCTGGCGGCGATGCAAGGCTACCAGATAGCCAACGGCTCCACGCTATTCTTTCGGAACAGGTCGATGCCGAGTGGCATCCTGATTGCCCCCGGTCCGATCAGCGACGCGACGGCGACCCGGCTCAAGTCGCACTGGGAGACGGATTACACCGGCAGCGGGGCGGGCAAGATAGCTGTTGTCGGGGATGGACTGAAATTCGAGCCGCTGGGGATGACCGCGGTCGATGCGCAACTTGTGGATCAGTTGAAGTGGTCTGACGAGGTTATCGCACGCACGTTCCACATCCCTCCCTACAAGATCGGTCTGGAGCAGACGCCGGTCGCGTCCAACGTCCAGGCGCTGAACGTCGAATACTATTCCCGTGCGCTGCAAAAGCTGATCGAGGACGCCGAGGCGTGCCTTGACGAAGGGCTGTCTCTGGACGGCGTGAGTATGGGCGTGGAGTTCGACACGGACGGGTTGCTGCGCATGGACAGCGTGGCGCAGATGGAAGTGATCGAGCGGAGCAAGAACGTGCTGACGCTGGACGAACGCCGGAAGCGGCTTGATGCTCCTCCGATCACAGGTGGCGATACGGTCTACATGCAGGAGCAGGATCACAGCATCGCCGCAATCAACGCACGGGACCAGATGCTGATCGATCAGTCGGAGGCGCAACCTTTCGCCCTGCCGGCCCCCGAGGCGCCAGCAGACGAGGATCCAGAATTGCCGGACGAGGCAGGAAAGGCGCTCTGGGAGGCGGAGTTCAGAAAGGCAGTGGGAGGTTAGATCTCACGGAGGCGAGCAAGCATTTCCCTGTAGGTCGCAATCAGATGGTCGGCCTCCGCAGTCTGAGAGGCTGAGCATCCAAGAGAGGCGATGTAAGAATGCAGGTGCTCTGCCGCCTTCAACCGCTGTTCTGCTTCGGATCGCAGGTTGACCGGCTTTGCTCTGCCGCGGTCGACCTTGGCCACGAGTTCGTTCTGCCGCTCGCGCTCTTTCATCAACAGGGACGGGACTTTCAGGAGACGTTCGGCGTCGCGGTCTTTCTGGTAGGTGGTGGCGGTCAGCGGGAGACCTAGGATGAACCTCTGGCACTCATTGAGCGCATCGCTCTGTGAATAGTAATGGTTTGAGTAGAACGGGTCATGTCGGTCCATGTCTTCGTCATTCAGGTTCACCCGAGTAACCACGAACTTCCAAAATGTTCGGCGTCCTTGGTCGGCGAACACAGTCGCCCTTATGCGCTTGCGCTGGCTGTTTTGCCCGAGGAACGTTGGGTTCCCACTCTCACTGATCTGCCAACCATCCGGTAGATCGGGAGGGCCATAGCCCTCCTGCAAATGTCGGTCCATTGCACCACGCTCTTTCAGCCAAGCCCGCGTCACAAAAATGATGGCGATGATCGAAGCGACGACAAGCCAGCCCACGCGCAAAGCCCCTGATTCCAATGCGTCCATGGTCAGGGGGCGGAGGGCAGGGAGTCAAGCGAGGAGGCCTGTCTACTCAGCGTCCTCTGGAGGGGTTAGGTGGGACCGAAGTTCGTTGATTCGTGTACGCAAATCATCAACGCCGTGTTGCGCTGCCGACCTTACCAAGGGAGACACCTTTGGGTCGGCGAGCACATTTATCAGATCCTCTAATTGGGACATTAGGCGCCAAATGAAGCACTCCGAAATAAAGGCCATGGCAGAGGGTGTTGCGCCGGTTGTGCGCGATCTGCTGGATAAGGCCACGGCGCCGCTTCTGGCCCGCATCGAAGCACTAGAGGCGGCTATGGCTGAGCGTCCTGCCCCTATCGACGGCAGGGACGGAGCAGACGGTCGAGATGGTGCGAGCGTGACGCTTGACGATGTGATGCCCGCGCTCTCGGCTCAGGTGAAGGCATATCTGGATGCCGTCCCGGTGCCGAAAGACGGCAAGGATGGCGCCGACGGAAAGGACGGGGCCAGCGTGACCGTCGATGACGTTCTGCCGGACATCGAAAAGCGAGTTGATGATTTTCTCTCGGCCATCCCGGCACCGAAGAACGGGCGCGACGGCGCGGACGGCGTTCCGGGCAGGGACGGAGCCGACGGCAAGGACGGCGAACGCGGCGAAAAAGGTGCGGATGGGGCCGGGGTGGCTGATCTCCTGATCGACCGCGACGGGGCGCTGATTGCCACGATGACGGATGGCCGCGTCAAGTCTCTCGGACCGGTCATCGGGCGTGATGGGGTTGACGGGAAGGACGGCGCGGCAGGCATCGACGGGAAAGACGGCGCTGACGGGTTCGGGTTTGATGATGTGGACTTCGTGTACGACGACACGGGCCGCGCAATCGCTCAATTCCAGCGCGGCGATGTGGTCAAGTCCATCGCGCTGCCCGGCTTTGTGGATCGAGGCATCTTCCGCGACGGAGAAAAGTATGTCCGCGGCGATGCGACGACATTCGGCGGAAATCTGTGGCTGGCTCAGGAACCTACGACCGAGAAGCCCGGTGACGGCAAGGGCTGGCGGTTGGCGGTGAAGAAAGGCCGAGACGGAAAGGACGGAGAGATGAAGGCTCCCCGCGAAACCAAACCCCTTCAGGTGCGGTAATGGCTGATCTGGTCACGGTGGACGAGGCGAAAGCCCTCCTGCAAATCCTGCACAACGAGGACGACGCGTCGATCGGACTGCTGGTTTCGGCGGTGTCGGATCGCCTCTTGGAATACGTGAAGGCGACCGAGACGCCCGATCCCATCCCCCCGGAGATGAAGGTCGCGGCGATCTTCTGGGTGGGGCTGCTCTACAAGACCCCGGATAGCGACCCGGACGGGCTGATGCCGGACAACTATCCACCCGCAGCGGTTCGGGCGATGATTTATCCCCGCAGGACGCCGACACTGGCATGAGCGGGGGATATTATCACATCGCGCTGGACAAGCCGACGAAGACGGATGACGGGCACGGCGGTGTAGAGGTCGGCTGGGAAGAGGTCACGGAAGCCCGCGCCCATATCCGCTATCTGCGTGGCGGGGAGGAAGTGCAGGCTGGGCGTCTGCAAGGCATCCTCACGGTGGTTGCAACGGTCTACAGCACCTCAGCGACGCGGCAGGCCAAGGCGTCCTGGCGGATGCGCGACGTTCGCAGCGGGGAGGTCTACAACATCCGGTCCGTGATGCCGACCGAGGACCGCAGGCAACTGGAAATCACGGCACAATCCGGGGTGGCGGTATGACGAGCGTCGCGTTGCAGGATGTCATTCTGGATGCGCTCAAGGCGGATGCGGCGGTAACGGCGCTGGTTGGCGAACGGGCGTGGGATCAGGCGCCGGATGGCGCCGATTATCCTCACATCACGATTGGGCCGTCCAGCTTCTTCCCCGATGACTATGACTGCATCACAGGGCGCGTGGAGACGGTGCAGGTTGATGTCTGGTCGCGGGACCAAGGGCGGAAATGGCCATGCAAGCAGATCGTGGATGCGGTCAAGCGGGCATTACACGACAAGCAGGGGGACATGGGTGTCGATGCCTTGGTGAACATGGAAGTGGCCCTCTGCCAGATCATGGACGACCCTGACGGCATCACCACGCATGGGGTGGTGCAGGTCGAAGCACTGATCGAGGAAAACGATGGTTGATGGGCTGGAAAAACTCCGCGCTCGGTTCCGTGCTCTCCCGCGTGCGGTGCAGGAGGCCGCCACGCAGACGCTTGAGCAGAACGCGAACGAGATCGTGGCCATGATGAAGCGCCTCGTGCCGAAGGATAGCGGCAGGCTGGCGGCGTCAATCGGCTGGACGTGGGGCGATGCGCCCGAAGGAACCTTGGCCGTTGGCACGGTGGCTAAAAGCTCTGACAGCAAGTTGCGGATTACGATCTACGCTGGCGGGAAAACTGCCGGAGGGGACGCCTTCTACGCCCGCTTCCAAGAGTTCGGCACGGAGAACATGCTTGCCAGTCCATTCTTTTATCCCTCTATCCGTGCCAATCGCACCAAGGGCCGCGCCCGCCTGAGTCGGAATGTCCGTAAGGCAGCAGAAAAGGCGTTCAATGGCTGACTGGCAGACGCGGGCGCTGTTTCTGCGCGAATTTCATTGGCGTCGCCCGAAGGCAAGCATTGGGTTCGGGGCAAAGGCAAAACCCACCCCTCAGAGCTTTCCGCGTGATTTCATAGCAGCCGCCATCAGGGCGGGCGCGGCAATCCCGGTCCGCAAGGGCTGACTTCCTTACAATCCAACTCAACGGCCCGCTTCGGCGGCCCTTTTGCCATGGAGACCTGAAATGGCTGCCCCTATCACTGAGTTCTTTCATCAGCTTGTGTTGGAGATCGAGACCGAGACCCCCGGAACCTACGCGAAAATCTGCGGGCTGAAAGACATCACCGTCAGCCGCGCAACGCAGGTCGACACGTCGGAAGTCCCTGCGGACTGCGACGACGAGAGCCTGCCTTATTCGACGGAGCGGTCAGTTCGCGCGCTCAATGTCACGGTGTCCGCGTCGGATGCCACATGGGCGCAGCAGTCGCACGAGCTCCTGATGGACTGGTATTATTCTGGCGCCACCAAGAACGTTCGCGTCGGCAACCTCAACGCCGCCGTCGGTGACACCGAATATGAAAGCGGTCCGGCATACCTGACCCAGCTCGACCACACGCGGACGAAGGGACCGAAGGTCTCGGCATCCATCGCGTTCGAATTCGACGGCACCCCGACGCGGACGGCGAAAGCGGCCCCCTGATGAAAATTACCCTGACATGGCCGGGCGGCGAGCATGATTTCGCGCTCCCCATCGGTCGCCTACGCGCAGTCCAGGATGCCTGCGACGCGGGGCCGATGGAAATTCTAGGGGCTCTCCGCACCGGTCGGTGGCGGGTCGACATGCCGCTTTCGGTCCTACGACATGGGCTGATCGGGGCGGGGATGGATGAGGGCGCGGCGCGATCCCTTATGCAGCGTCTGACGGATGCACATCCACTTGCTGAGTTCATCGTGCCCGCCAGTCTCGTAATCGCCGCCGCGGTCATGGGGGTGGCCGATGACCCCGTGGGGGAGCAGACGGGGGCGATGAGCCCCCTGGAAAGTGGAAGTTCAGTACCTTCTACAAAGGCGGCGCCAAAGCGGGCTTCACGCCGCGCGAAGTCGACGCAATGAGCCTTTGGGAATTCGCCTGCTGCATGGAGGGCATGGTCGAGTTCCACGGCGGCAAGAAAGCATCTGGCACATCGTCATGGACCGACGAGGAGGCGCGCGAGATGGGTATTGTGGGGTTCTAGATGGCCGAAAACGCGCTTACCTTCCGGGTCGAGGCAAACATTCTGGCGCTCGAAAAGTCCCTCGCCCGCATGGAGGCTCAGGTTACAAGACGCGCTAATCAAGTCGAGAAGCGTTTTGCCAACATGAACAAGGGGGTCTCAGAATCAATCGCCAAGTCAGGCGAAGCCATTGCGAAGACTGCGGCAGGATCGGCGGATGTGTTCGGGGCCGAACTTGAGCGGCTCAAGACCAAATTCGACCCGATCTACGCTGCATCGCAGGCATATGCCAAGGAGCTGGGAGAGCTCGACAAGGCGCATCGCATGGGTGCCATATCTGCAGCGCAGTATGAAGCGGCTTTGGAAAAGATGAACCGGGCCTATGGCGCCGGGGCGTCCTCGGGCAGCGGTCGTGCTGGCGCGGCTGCCATGGCGGCCGAAATGGATACTCTCCGTCAGAAATTCGACCCCCTCTACGCGGCATCCAAGCGATATGAGGCAGAGCTGGACGTGCTCAATCGTGCTCAGCAGATGGGCGCGATTTCAGCGCGGCAATACGAGACGGCACTGGAGACTCTGAACAAGGAATACGCCAGCTTCGCAGTGGCAGGGAACAAGGCGACAGGCGTCGTCGGCAAGCTGAGCAATGTCACCGGCCAGCAACGTTTTATCATCCAGAACACCGCAGCTCAGTTCGGTGACATGGCCGTCCAGCTCGGCGCCGGCACAAGCATCCTGCAAGTCATGGGGCAGCAGCTCCCGCAGGTTCTGGGCCCGCTTGGCACATTTGGTGCGCTAGCCGGTGTTGCTGCAGCCGTGATCTTTCCCCTCCTCAATGCCATGGGCCTCTTTGGGGATGAATCGGCGGATGTCGCCAAGCGGCTGAAGGAGGTTAACACCGCCATCAGTGATCTCCGGTCCATCACTTCGCAGTATGCAGACGGCGATCTCACCAAGCTGCGGGATAAGTACGGCGAAGTAACAGAGCAGCTATGGCAGATGGTCGAAGCGCAGCGCACACTGGCGAGGATCGACGCGCGCCAGGCGCTGGACACCGCAATCGGCGGCATCACCGAAGTCAGTCAGCCCGGAATGATCGACAGCCTCCGCGGCTACGCGGCCAGCGAGACGGGTCAACTGCGGTTTCTCCGCGATGAGCTGAGCCTGACAGATGAGCAGGCCCGGCAGTTGTATGACGCCCTGAACGCGCTCGGCACCGCGGCGGGGCCGCAAGAGCAGCTGACCGCATTTGAGCAACTGCGGGCGTTGGCCGCCGACATGTTGTTGTCACAGGAGGACTTGAGTGCGGAGCAGCTGACCCTGCTCAAGAATATCGTGGCGGGGGAGGATGCGACGCGTCAGCTTGTGGCAGCCACGGCAGAGATTGCGCCGGGCATCACCACGGCAGCGGATGAGGCCAACCGGCTCGCATCGAACCTTCTCGATGCCATGTCGCTGCGCAACCGGCTTGCGCAAGAGAACACCGGCGGTGGTCGAGGCGAGATCAACCCGTGGAATTACCGCGAGCCTGACCCGAACGTTTTCACGATGGACGATGTATCGAGCTGGGAACGAGAGCAGGCCGAGGCGCGTCGAAAAGCGGAGAGCGAGGCCCGGAAAGCAGCCCGGAAAGCGCAGACAGAGTCAGAGAAAGATGCCAAGCGCGCCGCGAAGGAAATGGCCCGCGACGCAGAACAGGTCTTCAACTCCACCCGTACAGCGGCGGAGCAATATGCGCTGGAGATGGACAAGCTCAACGTCCTACTCAAGGCGGGAGCGATCAGCCAGGATACCTACAATCGTGCGGCACAATCCCTGGGGGATGAGTTCACGCAGGCCGGACATTTCGCATCGGCGGTCTCCGATGAGCTTCGCAGCAGTTTCAGCGGGCTTTTCGACGGCATCGTCAGCGGAAGCCAGAACGCCGGAGAAGCAATTTCCGATCTCGCACGTCGTCTCGCCGCCATGGCGGCTCAGGAAGCGACGTTCCGCCTTTTGGGCAGCCTGATGCCGAACGTCTTCGGATCGAGTGGATTCGTCCCTCTCGTCCGCGCGGCAGGGGGCGGGTACATCTCAGGACCCGGAAGCGCTACCAGTGACAGCGTGCCCGCAATGCTGTCCGATGGAGAGTTTGTCGTGCGGGCGAGCGCGACCCGGCAAAATAGGGCGCTCCTGGAGGCCATCAACAGCGGTGGGCTGCGCGGCTTTGCTTCCGGCGGCTACGTCGGCCCGTCCAGCATGTCCTATCCGTCGCGTCAGGGGGGCGGGAATATCCAGATCGTCAATCAGACGACCGGTCGCGTGGATCGAGTCGATCAGGAAACAACCCGCAGCGCGAATGGGCGCGAGACGACCAAGCTCGTCATGCAGGAGGTCAATCGCGGTATTTCCAGCGGCATGGCCGACAAGAGTTTGCGCCAGCGCAACGGCCTCAGAACATCGGTGACCAAGCGATGAACATCCAGCAATGGCCCTTCGAAGTGCCCGACTGCATCATGCCGCTGTCGGTCGAGGGCGGGTTGCAGGACAACCGTGTCAGCTTCGAGCCGGAGGTTGGCCCGCCTGTCGAACGTCCGCGGTCCAGTTGGGCGCCGGAGGTCTACTCGCTCGACATGCGGCTGATGACGGTGGCGCAGTTCGTGGCATTCGAGACGTGGTATCGGACCACTCTCCGGTATGGTGTCTTGCCGTTCGAGTTTTCACATCCCATCACGCGGAAACGGTCGGCGTGGAAGATCGTCAAGGGGAGCCCGCCGTATCAGGTGAGCAAGCAGCGCCGGGCTGCCCCCGATACCCGGTGCATCGCACTCTCTTTCAGCATCATGTCTTTCCCGGCGGATGTCCCAGACGGGTATCTGCTGCAGGAGAATGGCGATTACGTGCTGCAGGAAAACGGCGATCGCATCATCGTGCAGGAGGGGGTCCCATTCGATGGCGGATCGTGACATTCCCGCGGCGACACGCGCGTCGCTGGAGGACGCATCCTCCCCGGATGCGCTG